GGCGCGCGCGGTACTGGAAGAGGTACGCGTGCGCCACGTCAGCTATCGTCGCCGCTGGTGCAGCTGCCGCTCACATGGTGATTTTGCCCTTGCTTGCTGCGGGTTGCGCTGTTGCCGTGATCAAACACGTTTTCTCCACCCAACAGTACGAGCAGGAATTCGACCGCCGCGTCACAGGCGATCGTGTTTACGGGGACGACGCGACAATCGAGCAGGCGGACGACGACCCGCCCGTCCCTCTCATAGTCAAGGGTGGAGAGGGGTGGGCAAGTAGGTTCAATGACTGGTGGGAAAGCAAGTTTTCACCCCCCGTGCCCGACAGCATCAAGCAACTCACCATCCCGTGGCGCCCATTCGTCCCCGACCGGCGCCTTCCTGACGTCGGCCAGCCTTGTGCCGTCGAGCCCGACGTCGACTATGATGGGCTCGGGGCGCTATTCCGCGAGGTTCGCGCTAGTGCTCCTCCAGTCGCACAACCGCGGCCCGGCCCGTCGTGGGGACCCGCTGCTGAGGCTGCCTTTGCCCCTTCTGGCGGCGACGTCGTCTTTGCGGGCGTTGACGGCGATTTTGAGTGTACGTTTGTTGGGAGAGGCGTCACTGTCGTCGCCGACGTGAAAGCCAGCGCAACCGTCGGCGACATGCTTAAGGTTATCTCGTTCCAATTCCCTGGCAAAAGTTGTATCGCAATCGATGGCGCGGTTCTGCGGCCCGAGGTTCGCTTTCGCAGTCTTCCCCCTGGTACGACAACTTTTCAAGTCCTCGACGCCCAACACGCCGTCCGATTCAACAATCCCATTAGTCGCCGTGGTCCGGATAAGGACCTGACGCAGTACGGAATTGAGCCCAACCCCGGTCCCAACATGGCCGCGATCGCTGACAAGTGGGCTGAAACGACTGCCGTGCGTGAGGTCGACGGGAAAAACGGTCTGTATCTTGGGCCTTACGGAGCAGACATCGTGAAATGGTATGTGCCCAGGCAGTCACAGGCTAAGGTGGGCGCACAAGCACCGAAAGCAGTCGTTAGTGACAAGATGTGGGACAAAAACGCTGCAGTCAAGCCCAAGCAGGCCCTTCTGGGAATCGGCTCTGGCGTTTTTCGCCCGGTGTATTATCATTCAGACGCTCACAACGAAAAGCGCAGCATCGAGTGTCGCGTGACCGCAAGAACCATCACTCCTGATCCTAAGTTTATGCGATCGTATACGAAATGGTTCAAGTGCAACTTTCACGTTCTATTCCCCGGTCTCACTCGCGTCCATCCCATGTCCTTCGACAAGTATATCGAGGCCTGTGGTTCGTCACCTTCTGTTAAGGCCAAACTAGTCGAGGCGCGACGTGTCCACACGAGCAACGGCGTGGATGAAGATTCTGCGCTCCAACCTAGCGATGTCTTCCGCTGGACGCGCCGCGATGCTTTCGTGAAAGTTGAGAACGGCCTGTATTCGGGCTTGCTCGGCATTAAGGAGAAGGCGCCCCGCAACATTTCCTCTCAAAAAGCAGAGTCGGCCAGTCTCGTCAATCCCACCATAGCCGGGTTACAGGGCCAAGTCAAGGATATCTGGAAAATCGGTTTCCCTCTCGTTATGTCTAGTGGAATTTCGGCTCCCGATTTGGCCAATGCCATCGCCTCCTTTGGCGGTCATATCGTCGAAGATGACGTCGACTTTTTCGACATGAGCG